TGAGGCTGCTTGCCTGACTGGGGATACTTCTGCAATTGACCGTGAAGATATAATAAACGACTTCAAGGCTGGCAAGATTCGGGCGCTGACGAACGTCAACGTCCTGACAACGGGCTTTGATTACCCGGACATCGATTTGATTGCCATGCTACGCGCCACCATGTCGCCTGTACTATATATGCAGATGGCCGGTCGAGGGCTGCGCCCCAAGAGCCACACCGATCATTGTCTCGTGCTTGACTTTGCTGGCGTCGTTGAGACGCACGGTCCAATCACCGCTGTGAATCCGCCTAATAAGAAAAAAGACGGTGATGGCGAGCCGCCAGTCAAAGTATGCGCATCCTGTGGAGAGCTTGTGCATATCTCAAAAGCTTTTTGCCCAGCTTGCGGCGCTCCGTTCCCGCCACCAAAAAAACCAAAGCTTGCACTGCGCGATGCTGACATCATGGGGCTTGACTCCATTGACATGAGTATCAGCGACTGGCGCTGGCGAGAGCATGTCAGCAAGGCAAGCGGCAAGCGCATGATTGCAGTTGACTACTACGGTGCGTTCTCTGACCCGGTGGTGACAGAGTATTTTACAATCCTGCACGACGGTTACTCTGGCGCAACTGCCGCACAGAAGCTTGCGGCCATTGCTGCGAAAAGCGGTGCCGTCAATGCTTTAAAGCATGACGACTTGGGCAGCATTTGTGCAGAGTTAAACTTCGGGAGAAAGCCACAGTTGGTTAGTTATAAGAAAGACGGAAAATTTTTTCGGGTTACTAGAAGAGAGTTTTGATATGTATCGCGAGCCAGAATTTGTTAAAGACTACTATAAAAGAAGGCCGCCAAAATGTTGTTTTACGTGTGAACACTTTTTATCTTTCAGCGCCACCTGCATGAAGTTTGATCAGGTGGTGCCAGAACAATTTGCGAGGGAGCTCAATCAATGCGAAGACTGGCTAGAAATGCGAATACCGTTTTAAAGTCTTCTGCAGACTTAAAGGTTTCTGCGGTGGATAGAGTCCCCACGGAGCATGAGGAGCAGAGGGAGTTTGTTTGGTGGTTCCGGCGGACTTATCCTGAAGTTCGCATTTTTGCTATCCCGAACGGGGGCGCTAGGTCACGCCGAGAAGGGGGCAGGTTTAAGCTGGAGGGAGTCTCGCCGGGTGTGCCTGATCTGTTTATCCCTGCGTGGTTGCTGTGGATTGAATTTAAAAAAACTAAGGGGGGCAGTGTGTCAGCAGAGCAAAGAGATTGGATCGAATATTTAAACCTGATCGGCCATAAAACCTTTGTAGCAAAGGGCGCGGAGGCTGCAAAGAGCCATGTTAAGTCAGTGAAGGAGAGCGAAGATGCCTAAAAAGGGGCCTATAGCAACACTGCTTAACCAATCACCAGTGCGCAGAGACAGGCTCAATGCGCGCCTGAGCACGCCAGTAGCGCCGCTTGAGGACCAGACGCGCCCGGTAACACCACAGCAATGGAGATTTATCCAAGAGCTAATTGACGGTGATGGAAAGGTGACCCTTGTGCAAGCGGCTTTAGCTGCCGGCTACTCAAAAGATTCTGCGGGTGACATTGGCTATAACCTGACAAACCCAAAGCGCAATCCCCACGTTGTCGCTGCCATTCAGCGCTATCGACAGGACGTTGCGGAAAAGTATGGCACGACGATAGAGCGGCACATGAGGGATCTGCAGATCATCCGCGACAAAGCTTTGGAGGCCGGCAACTACTCTGCTGCTGTGCAAGCGGAATACCGACGTGGTCAGGCACTGGGTACGATCTACGTCGAGCGCAAGGAGATCCGCCACGGGACCATCGACACCATGAGCGCGGATGAAGTGCGAAAGAAGCTGGAGGAGATCAAAGCAATGTACGGCGACCCCGCGCAGGTGATCGATGTCACGCCCATTGTGGAAGAGATCGCTGAGGATATCGTTGATGAAGAGGAGTACGACGAAGAGTACGACGAAGAGTACGAACCTGATCCGGAGCAGAAGAAATGACCACGACAACTGATATCGAAGCCCCCGTAAAGAAGCCGCGAAAAAAACGAGCACTCAGCAGGAAGCCGGGTCCTCGGCTCGGGGTCAACTTTGTAAAGCGTAATGCGACAGCTGTGATTATGCGGCCAGAGCACTACTACATGTTGCGCGAGCTGGCGGACTACTACGAGACGCCGCTGATGCGACTGGCCGGCGCTCTGGTCGTGCGAGAGTACTGCAAAGTGCTGGCGCTGTCCGATCCGGAGCGCGCAGCTGCAATCGCAGAGACGTATGCTGAGGGCGGTACGTATTCAGATCGCGTCACAAATCTGTCAGATTAAAGTAAATAAATGTTTTCTTTTGTGCATATAATAAATATAATAATTCCTCGTTTAGTAAATAGAGGTGCAGCATGACCGAGATCGTTAAAGACATTCCCATCCCTCGCGGGGAGCGGGCAACCAAGTATCCATTTGCCGACATGGAAGTCGGAGAGTCTGTGGCCTATCCGGGCGAGGATCTGAATGGCCGAGCCTACCGTGCAGCCAAGTCCTGTGGCGACCGCCACAACAAAAAGTTTATCGCGCGCCGTGAAGGTGACGGCATCCGAATTTGGAGGCAGGCATGAGAGTCCTTCTGATAATTTTGTTTGCACTGGCCGCCTGCCAGCCGTCATCTGATCACGACTTAGACGCAGCCGCGCTCAAGCACCACTGCGAGATGGTCGCGCTGTGGACATCCTCTGCCGGCGAACTGGGCTGGCCTGACTACAACAACCGGGCGCATTTGTGCCCGAGGACGGCACAATGAAGACGCAAGAGGAACAGATGGCGAAGGATTCCGATACCCTGATTCGTGAAATGGCAGAGCTTCTGGACCGTTGGGAGAGCGCCAATGAGGACAAGAGTAAATACTATATAGCGACTACTCTCATTGGCGCGCTGGTGCCCATGCTGTGGGGCGTGTGCATGTTTTATGACGTCTCCATAACCGAGATATTAGGTAGGATCGTCACACAACAGGAACTGGAAAAGAGGGAGCTGGCCGCACGCATGGGGGATAAAGATGAGCTTCACTAGAGCCCAAGCAGCATACGACGCCATGCTCCCGGAAGAAGATCCGGAGGAGCATGAGTATTCGGGCGATGTCGTCGTCGGCGAAACCCTGTTCACGTACTGGTACGGCCAGATCGTCAGCGTCATGATCGATGATGAGGGGACAACGGTTCCTTACGCTGAATGGAAAGGACCCGATAGCCTTGTGGCTGAAGCAGACGTCGAGGCCACCGAGCTGTGGAACGCAGAGCTGGAGGAGATGCAGAATGACTACTACTAAGTGGATCGAATGCCAATACGACGATGAGGGGGAGGTTACCAACCCCGAGTTTGTCAACGCGCCAGACGATTCGTTTTGGTGGATCGATAAGCGCAACAGACTGCACACGGTGCTGATGAAGTCCTCCATCTGGTTCCGCCCTGATCGCATCGCGCGTGTGGAGCATCCAAATGACTGACAGCGCATCCGCACACTGCAAGCGCGTGGGCATCCGGGCAAAGGCTCTGGCGCGGCATCACGGCGTCAGCATAGGGATGGTTAGCTACTGGTACCGCGCAAACAGAGAAACATTTGATCGCAAATTGGCAGAAGCGGCAGTGGCCGCGAGGGGGAAGTGATGAGCGAAATCGAGTGCTCTTACCGTGCTGGAAATGTCGCTGTGACGAAGTACGCAGGGCAAAGTGCCAACCCCAGAGCGGATATTGAAAACGCAATTAAATTCCTGAAAGCCCTGCTGAAGATGGAGCAACAACATGAGAAATGACGACAAGATTATGGGTTCGATTTTAGTGCTGGTGTTGTGCATCGTCGCAGTTGTTTGGATCACGCAGCAGCGGGAAGTGGCGCAGGTACGCCACGCGATGGAAGCTTCTTACGGTGAGCAGCCTAAGCCGCAGGGGCATGGGCGGTGAGCAAGCGCATTATAAGGGATGAACGCGGGTTAGAGATTGACGAGCATGAACTTGCCGATCAGCTACGTAGGTGCGGCCTGAATCAGCAGGCGTTCTATTCAGCCACTGCCTGCTTAACTGACAGCGATGTAATGCACTTTCTCTCTATCTACGAACCAGCCAAGATGTGGTACGAAAGAGACAGGGTAGAGCAGCCAGAGGGGCACGGGCGATGAGTATTTATGACGACATACTACGGGATCGAAGCAAGCTACGGCGAAGCACCGAAGCCGGAGGGGCATGGGAAATGAGTATTTATGACGACATACTACAGGCGGCGGAAACCTATGACGAGCCGTTTACGGAAGCTCAGCTAGACCAAGCGCACGAACTGCAGGAACTGCTGTGGGAGAAAGTGCACGACTTAGTAGACGCCGAACTTGCAGGGGTAGATGCAACAGTCGCAGCAGGAGTGCGGCACCACATGACCGAGACGTTTAGGTTTTGGTAGCGGGCGTTATGAAACACAACCAACATTACATAACTTATTTGCTGCACCGCATTGAGTGCAGGAGGGCGAGATGATCGAAATCATAGGAGGAATACTTTTTGTAATTTTGTGGTTTATTGCGGCTGGTAAAAGCGTGATTTGGTTTGCAGAAAACGGGTCGGGTGACTTACGCGCATGGGTATACGGAGGTGTTGCCGTTGTGATGTTGGCGTTGGTTATAAATGGATTGGCTGAGTACGAACAAGAAAACCCGTGCGTGGAGTACGAGTCCCGACTTACATACAACGCAGCTACAAAAACAATGATGCCTATGCGAGTCTGTGTACTCAGGGGCGAGTGGGTAACTGAGGGAGGTGAGTGATGGGAAAAACAGACCCGATGAAGTTTATGTCAATAGCCAGCAAATCACATGCACACATAGCTGCCGAACTGGCTGATGACATAAATTCTGCGATTTATAAACACGTTGACACTATACCGCTGGCGTTAGCAGTGGGTGTCCTTGAGATTGTAAAGTTTGAGCTGAT